AACTGACCAACAGTCTTAATACCCTTCTCACGACACCCCTTAACCCAGTTGTCAAAGCAGTAGACACCTGTACTCTGGTTCAAGGTACTGAAGCGGTCTTTCTCACTTCGTAGGCTGTACCAGAACCTAGATACTGGATTCTGTACCCACATGCTGCCAAATAACTCTCTGGTGCGTAAGCTATCAGCTACCTTAGTTACTGACCAGTTACGTGACCAGAATGCTTCCAGAAGGGTCTTAGCCTCTTTGACACTCATACCTGTCTCACGGGCCAGCTTAGGCGCTCCTACGCCATATGTAGCACTGTAGTTCACTACCTTGTAGTTCTTACGCAGTGACTTCAAGCTACGTTCCCCTGAGTTATGCTTATCAATGTCATCTTGTGTGATAACACCCGCATGTTTAGCTAAGTCTAAGTGCGGGTCAAATCCCTCTTTACTCATTTCAGCTACATAATCAGGGTCTAGCGGTTTCATGTAGTGTCGCTTGGTTGTGTCCTCTAGGCTAGTCATGTCAGCCCCGCATAAGCTGTAACCATCAGGTGCAGTTAGACACCCACGTATCTCAGCACCATAGGGCTTTTCCACTGAGGGTAGATTGACTAGAGGTTTTGCATGACGGAAGCGCATTGTGTTGGTAAATCCTGCGATTGTTGCTTGCACGTATCCATCACGCTCTGAATCAACCATGCCTTTAAGAACAGAAATACGATGGCTGAGAACAGAAAGCCCATCAAGGATGACCACAGCAGGGTACTCAGAGGCCAATCGTTTGACTGAGTAGCATAGCTCTCCATCTTTTCGTATCTGGGGGATCTGTTTTTCATTGCCTTCACTGTCCCTTACAAACTTAAATGTGGTTGGCTTCCAGAGCATAGAGTATAACCAATCCTTAACTTGATCTGATGAATTAGGGTTAGCACGTTCTTCACCTGTATTAACGACAAAAGATTGTACACCTTCTGGCTGCTTATATTCTTTGCGAAGAGCCTCAAACCTTTCACCATGTGAAGATAGCTCACCGTCCTTCTTGTACATTACCTTTGGTCTATGTTGTACCTTAGTCAGGACACGCTTAGGCATAGCATCAGCTAACTGCTCTATCTTCTCAGCCTTCATAGCTTCCCATTCCGCTAGATGCCCCTTAGCTTTGGTTACATCTAATTTCCACTGTAGGGCCTCTTGTTCTGCCGCACACTGTAGCTTGAATGTAAGGTAGTCAATGAAACGCCACTTCTCATCTTCATCAGGGTATAGCTTCTTAAGTTTGATGTCCAAGTCACGCCATAGTCTAGCATTGATCTTAACGTCCTCATTACACCTGTGAGCATACTCTTCTGGTGTTAGGCTAGACCAATCAGTAATCTTAGGCTTAGGCACACCGTAGTCCTCTCCGTATCCCTCAAGACCATGCTTGACACGGCTATGGTTTAGATACCAAGACAGAGCTAACGTATCTACTAGCTTTGCACCTATCTTAACACCTAGCACCTTTTCCACTGCGGGGATGTCAAACCTTACAATGTTATGTCCTATCAGGATTGAGGCTTCCTCAAGGAAGATACGCATAGCTACATAGTCATGCGTGTGTTGCACATTCCCTTGGTCATCCATCCAAGATATTACATGGATCTTAGTGCTATCTAGTCCGTCTGTTTCTATATCAAATACTGGCAATTATATAACCTCTCGTAGTGTAAATGTTTCTGAGTTAAACCGCATCATACCAGCCCTACCTTCTTCTGAGCATGGGCGGTTCTTCTGCACTGTTATGTGTGTTGTATTACGTTCCTGTAAATCTTCTGCCTCTTTGTCACGGGAGAGGTCTAGGATTACTGATGCCCGTTGTCCAATCATCTTACAGTACTTAGGGTCACCATTGTCGTTAGTGTGAGCAATAGTAACTATACCTACGTTTAGCTCCGCTGATAATTTAGACAACCTGACCGATAAGTCAGCTAACATCTGTTCCTTACTCTCCTCTGACTGGCCAGATACTACATCTTGAATAGGTTCAAAGAATACAAACTTACAGCCACATGCTTGACTAAAGTATCTAATCTGGTCGCATAGCTCATCAGCACCTTGACCATCACTTAGATAGAACTGGTAGAATAACTCATCCTTAGTTAGCTCTTTGATGGCACGTATGACATCATCCTCTGCTTGCTTCTCTTCGATAAGATCTCTGCGTGTAAGATTATCGTTTAGCTGGTACGACACAAGACCAAGTAAAGATCTTAGCTTAGTCTCTTCCAAGTGCCATGCAGCAAAAGGTATGTTATGTTGTAACATGTTGTACTCTAGGTAACGCATGATCTCAGTCTTACCAATACCTGTAGGCGCTTTAATAACTGTGAAGTGACCTTGCATCAGACCCAAGATCTTATCGTCTAAAGCTATAATACCAGTTGGCACATACTGATGCTCAGGTGTGTCAGTATACAAACTAATGAAGTCATCAGTACTGTTAAGAACATTCTCAGGTGTATACTTCTTAGCATTCCACCAAGCACTCTTAAACTCTGCTGCTGCATTATTGGTCAGGAACTCGTTAGCATCCTTGAACTTGTCATGTGGTACACGGTAGACCTTATTAGGGAACAGTTTAGCCATACGATCAGCTACAGCATTACCAGCTTCGTCGTTATCTACAGATAGGACAATCTTATCGAAACTATTGAGCCACTCTGCACACTTCTCCCAGAGCTTCTTAGAGGGCGTAGCAGAGGGTAGAGATACTACAGGGTTAGTGTACTGGCTCTTAAGCATTTGGGCTACTGACAGAGCGTCTAGTTCACCCTCAGTGACTGTTACCATCTTAGAACTGCCAGCAGTAAACAGGTTCATACCGAATAGCTCATCACCCTTAAAGCCATCCTTAGTGTAGAATATCTTATCATCTAGTTTGCGTACTTTAATTCCCCCGCTGGGGTACACATATTCCTGACGATCAGAGTAAGTCTGTACGCCAAAGTCTTCCATAGTCTTAGCTGTGATGCCTCGCATAGCTACATAATTTCCACTGGCGGGGTCTTCTATACGTTTGGGCGTATAATCTATAACTGTACTCATACTATTATCATCTCTTTCCACTACTGGGTATTTGTCTTTAGCCCAATCAAACATCTGGCTTTTCGATGGGTAACCTCTTTCACATGCATGGCATCTTCCGTACCCATTGCTATTGTAGCTAAAGGCATCGGAAGAGCCACACGACACATATGGACAAGGCTGGTGCGCTGTCTCAGTCATGCGGCTCTCTCCTTTTATTAAGACTTAAGTCGTTTTATTTCTTCTCGTTGACAACGAATGACATACATACTTGCTTCTGTCATGTTATTTACAAGCCCTTGTCCACGACTCATGTTTTTCTCAACGAACTTCTCAGCATACTCTAAGTCACGTTCGCAAATATCTCCAAACGGTTCTTGCTCTCCAAACTCATTTGTATAAGGTTTCAACGCAATATCTACACAGTCTTTACGGGCCATATAGTTAGTATTGCTCCTGATAGAAACCTTACCAGCATTAAGTATTCGGTTGGCACTACCTAAGTCTGGGGTTAGGTGTAATTGTAAACACATTTGCTGTGCTGTTTCATATAACTTCTTTGCATAATCTCTTTTACTCATAGTCGGGTTCTCCTAGTTTACTAATTTAAGTGTTGGTTGCTCTTGTAGAAATTGTATTAACTCAGGCTCTGCCGTATCTAAAACCTCTTTTAGCGACAAAAACCACTTAACGTAGTCTCTGGCTATACTAAGACCTATATCATCAGTCTCACAGCCCCTTATCAACTCAGATATTAATACACTTGCTGCCTCCTCTTTTGTTCCTTGGTACCGTTTACTATATAGCTCAGATATTCCCTTGATAGCCCCCATCGCCTCATCGATACGATAGTTTGGTACTACAGGATCTCTGCGCCTCTTAAGCTCTTTCTTAGCTTCTTTGTAACCTTCTGGTGTAGATGACATCTCAGCTAAATCTGCGTTATCTTCATCTTCAAAGATACCTTTACGGTTTCCTTCCCAATTGTTCACTGTATTTAAATGTACACCGATAGATTCTGCATGATCCGCTTGTGATGGTACCATTACACAATTTTGTGTATTGATTTTAGCTTCCTCTGATTTCCTATCACCACCACGAGACTGAACACCCAAAGCATTAGCACGTTGCACATAGAAGAACTCCCGATCAATAGGTCTGTTACCATCTACATCATTGTGAATGATAACATAATCCCACGCTTCTTCTTCTGTACCCTTAAACTCAATAAAGTTAGGTTCAACTTCAGCTTCCTGAGAAGCAAGATAACGATGACGACCATCTAAAATAGTACCGTTCCATAATACGATTGGCCTATCGGCGTCGTAACCTACTTCTTTCATCCTCTTTGCTAGAGCTTTAACTTGTTTCTCACCGTAAGTTACTGAAGCACAAGGTTTTGAAATCTTATAGTACATATTAACTCCTATTGTTGATACTTATGTCTTAACTTAAGTTAGACTTTCAGTAAAGGGACAATTACTAATAGGGATACTTTTCTTAGGTTGTAACATCACAAATTGTTACAGATCTTGTTAAGGGCATCACGTTCTTTCCTAGATACCCACATCTTGTTGACCTCAAGCATGTCAGCCACTTCCTGTAGTGTATGATCTTCCCAGAATCTTAACCTTAAAACTTGCCACTCTTCCAGCGACAGATAATCTTTAGCTACAGTCAGAATGTAATTCTCGTAATCTGCCTTCTCGTATTCTTCTGCATGGTCAGGTATAGATGACGAAAACTCTTCGTAAGATACAGCCTCAGACGACAGAATATTCCTTAGCCAGTTAGCCCCATCTTCTGACATATTACCTGTTTCTTCGTCGTTAATATCATGTGACAAACGCCTAGCTACGTTATGTTTAGGTATACTAACAGGTTGTAGGCTTAAGTTAATGTAGTCATGCATGGCTCTATTAGCCTCACGATACAGTTTCGCTGGGTGTACCTCTGGATCTTCAGCCCTTAACTCTAAGCAGACTATAGCTCCCTCAGATACTATATCATCGAAGTCATTAGGCCTGTTATATTTGTGTGCTAACTTACGACACATATTTATCAGATCTTCATTACTTATCATAAAGGCCTCCTCTTAGGCTTGATAGAGGCTGACATAACCTCAGTCTTTAGGCATTGACCTATAGCATCCCTATCTATGGCATACACAGGCTCG